CTCATTCTTTCTCCATTCAGGGTAAGGTCGACCTTTAATCCATGACTCAAAAGATAGATCATCTGCAGGGGACAAAGGAACACAATGAGCAACAAGCCATTCGTCACAAAACTCGCCCAATTTTCTCAACATAACCGGATCTTGAGTGGGCATTTTGGCTTGCATTCTGGAAGCAACCCCAGCTAGTAAAGTCTCGGGATCTCCAGTATCTGGATGAGGACAGGCGGCACCTAGGAGGACAGGGCCCATAGAAACCATTTGCGGAAGAGGTTCAATAACACCCCATTTGTGTGTGAATTTGACTTCAAATGCGTCATGATCAGACGGGGCATCCAACACCCCATCGCGCACTCTATAGCCAAAAGCAAACAACCTGGTTCCTACGGGCCTTGAGGAAAAAGCTGTCGATTTAATAACAAATCTTCAACCTCCGCCTTTCGAGCCTTGTATATCAACTGAGCAGCCAAAGCCAAATCTTGACGATTCAACTTCCCCTCTAACACTGAAAACCTATTTTCGTTAACAGTATGAATGGACTTCAACGATTGGTTGATTCTACAAAACACATCTTCCTCCCTCATGCCATAATGACAAACAGCTGGTGTCAACAACTGTGTAAGCATTTCACTATCCAACCCTTTTAACTCGAATAATTTGACAGTGGGTTTATAAACTGTCACACTCATATCAAATAAATGAGTAGCCTTGTGTTTCAGCTCACTTAATGAAAGCACATCAGGTCTTAGGTCTTCAATCACACCCAAGCCAGCATCCCTTGTTCTCAATTCAGCAACAACATCTTCATGATTAGCAAGACGTTTCACTATAAACAACAACCAAGAACCAGCCAATGCTAGCGAATAGGCACGAAATACTCCCCTCCACACACAAAATAACGAGACAAAGAGCAAACCATACATCAGCCACCACATCCAATTCGAGACACTATCCGTCCACACAGTATGATCACGTATAACAAAAGTCTTATTATCCAGACCCATGTAACGCTCCCTATGGACTTCTAAATATCCCTCTCTAGATTCAGTAACCACAGCTTCAAGAATTTTTTCTTCACGGAGAGCATCATTTTCTCCCTGTAGCTGTTGTACCGACGCAAGGCAAGCTCTTTCGACCAAAGCCCCCTTATCTCGTTTTGAACTCTTCTTCTGGACTCCCCCTGACAAATGAGCCTTTCGAGCCTTCTTTTTGCCAGGTTCCCTACTTTCCGGAATTCGCCGTCGCCCTCCAACACCCGGACGTGAGGAAGGCTCCGAAAATCCCGACGGCCCCTCTTTAACAGAGCCTTTGAATGACTGTCTTTACGTGATGATCGCTCAGACAGAAACTCAACATTACAATCCCTCTGTAGAAGTTCCAAATTACGAAAAGTAACATGACGTAATGCGGGAACTTCTTCAGAAAGCATCGTAAAGAAGCTGGGAGTCGGTGAAGTCGAGTTCGCGTTACGGATTCCAACAATAGAAACAGTACCGCGAGTGAAGACACCAGTAAGTTCAGCGCTGCTATCAATGTCATTAATAGAGAGATTGACAGGGAACTTGTCAATAACATCTCTCTCAGACATAGATTCAAAAGCGCTAAAGTCGCAGTTAATAGGGAATTTTTCACAATCAACATTATTAGTG